AAATGGATTATCAGATCCACCTAAATAGGTTTGACTAACAATATTTGTACGCAATGCCCCTGGCATAGAGTATGTCATCTAACTTTTAACCAATACAACATTGTTTATATTCTAAGCTCTATTCTTCTGGTTTCATTACCATTTTGTTTTATTTGCCCAATATGCAGCACTCATCTTTCCTTTTGCAATATTTGCAGCGTGTCTAGCTTTAAATGATTTCCTCCTAGCTTTATCTTTTTCACTTTGTGGGTTTTTTCCTGCACCACTAACGCCTTGTTGCCCAAAACGTATCAACTTAATCTTATCTCCTTCCTTTGCTAAGACTGCATGAGACTTAGTTGCATGACTAGGTGTTCTTTTGGGTTTGTTATACCCACTAAATTTTTCTTTACCTCTTGTAACTGTCATTTTTTCTTCTTTTTAGCTGTTTTTGCTGCTTTTTTAAAGTCTGATGCAGTTGGAGCACCTTTATCTCCAGCTTTTCTCATCTTTTCTCCACTACCAGCCGCAATACGTTTCTTTTTTGCAGCAATATTGGCATATAAACCTTTCTTCTTTGGTCTTCCTTTTTTACTTCCGTAGCTTCCTTTTCCAGTTGGCATGGTTTTAGTAAATTCTGTACCCAGTTTGACCTAAAGTTTCAGGTTTTGCCAAGTTAAATTGTTGTAAACATAGGTAGCCGAAAGCATCAAAAGCGTGATCAACACCAAGATTTTTATTCGGTAAACCTGTGTTTGGTGCATAAGTCAGCGTTCTTAATGACTTTATTAATTCCTTACATCGTGGATGAATATAAGTTCTTCTGATGCTATTTGCATCATATAAAGCAGTATTAACAGCCGTAATCTTATCTCTAATCTTCCACGGTGCTTTTGGTGCAGATACATTAAATCCACTTCTTCGCAATATGCTGTGATCTGTCGCTCCAACACCAGAAGTCTTTCGTGCTCCTCCAGTAGGGTCAGGACAGGCTATAACCCTTCTATCTATTCCGTAACGACGTGTAACCTCTTCAGCAAAATCCCATGTTGTGGCCCCTCCTGTCATAATTATTTCATCGAAAACATATAAAGTATCATCCTTTTTGACTGCACATATCCCTGACATTGGATCTACGTTAAAGTCAACTCCTAACAACAACGGGGCAATACTTATATCTTCTGCAACCGTTGAAATATTGTCATCGCCAAAACTAATTGCAACTAATCCAGTTAAATTTTCAAAACTTGCTTCAAATTCTTGCCTAAATGTACGCTCATCTAATTGGGCTCTGGCTGCTTCAACTTCATCTTTTGGTACGTTTCCCCCCTCAATTGTTGTATAACACCACCTTTTCCACTCTTCTGTAGGATCTTCCTTGCAATAACACCATAAATCATAAAACCAACTAGCTGTCCCATCAGGTGTACTAATAAATAACGCCCAACCTTGCTTATCAGCTAACGCAGGTCTTATAACTTCAAACCATACTTCAGCCCCCATAAAGGCAGCTTCGTCTAATACAACACCTGATAAACTTCGGCCCCTCAATGCCATTGCGTTTTCAGTTCCCTTTAACTCAATTGACGATCCATTAACAAGATCGAGTCTCAAATCTGTCTCATTCTTGGCTTGAATCCATACTTTTGGTACTAACTTCTTTAATGCTTTCCATGCAATATCTTTTGCCATCCTGTAGGTCGGAGCACAATAAAAAAATGTCTCGCCTGGGCTATTGATCGCTCCACGAAGAAGTTCGATACAACTTAAGTAGGATTTACCAAATCTTCGACCTGCTACTAATACTCGAAACCTTTTATCGTTGTTAAATACTTCTCCTTGCGCCCACCTTAAGTTTATTTCTGGTGCAGTTTTTACAGCCATAAGGTATTAATTTTAAGAGATTTTGATAGATACCCCCCTATTCTTACTCCAAAACGCTTGTAAAAGGTTATTATCCTATTAATAACGTTATTTTGAGTTGCGTCCGTGACCGATTCATGTCTTAACAGCTTCGATGCTGAACCCGTACCAGAAACAAAGAAGCCTAGACGAACTGTGGGGAATAAAAGTCCTAGATTAGTTGTGGAGGCTAGACAACAACGACTTTATAGAAGGCAGTTGGAAGGTTTACCAGCTAGACAACTTGTTTTGGATCATGCAAGTAAAGAAGGTGTTTCTGAAGCAACAGGTTGGAGCGATTGGAAACAAGTTAATTCTTGGAATAATGAAGATTGGCAAAAAGATAGAGAAAATATGTTGGCTCGTCTTCAAGCAGCAAGACTTAGACTTTATGAAAAAGCTATACGCAAAGGGCAATTACAAACTGCTGCTCAAGTTCTAGATTCTATCGGCAAAGTAATAGGTGAAAGCGTTGAACACGTAAGTATTCAAGCTCCTGAGCTATCTATAAAAGTCGAATCTAAACAAGATCTATCATAATCTAAAATACCCACGTACAACTTAGTCTCGGATATATATTTCGGGTACCCCGCCCATTGATTCCATACGTCTACTTTTCCTACATAACCCCTACTTTTTAGTAGACGTATAACTAGGTTTTTGGTAGACGTATTTAATTAAGGCGTCGATACGTCTACTTTTTGTTGCCGATTCTGAGTAATAAAATAATCTGATAGAAAAAATAATTTTTAAAATTAATTTGGTTAGGTGGTTTACTTTCTTACCATAATCATATAGAATACAGTTGATGCAGAGATAGTATCAAAACATCAAAACAAGAACCTTGAAAACTAAAGTATTCTGTCTCAGTTTCTCAGCTCCAGCAGTTGAGAAACTAGGACACCAGCAGCACCACAGCTCTTGCAGCCTCTGGAGCAGCTTAAACGAATACAAACAAAAACAAACTTTTCTCCTATCTCATTATGGACACGACAGAGTACAGAGCGACAGTAAAGACGCAAGGGAAAGATGACGAAGCAAGTTTAGAGATCTCACAAGACCTCAACGAGTTTGACTTAGAAAATTCTTTCTTGAGAGTCGTGATTAATTCGACAAGCGGTTCATATCATTATGAAGACGCCATCAAAATTGATTTCACCGAAGCTCTTAAAAAGTTAGCTAGACAAAATCCTGCCAACTATCAAAAGTTAGTAGCGATAGTCAAGCGATACGATCCAGCAGAGTTAGAAGATCTTGATAAAGATCTTGTAGAGATGCGGATCGGTTGAACTTTTAAAATCCCTAGCTAGTCACTAGGGATAATTTTCTTTTTTCTCATTATGTCACGAACCAAAATCAAACAACTTGGAGCCAATCGGCAGGAGATCCACTTATCAGACGGAAAAACTATTTTACTTGTCAGCTATGAAACAGTAGTTGCAGCTCGTCTATCCAATTACGATTATGTGAGAACTTCTACCAATCACAGTAGAACAACTCAAAAACATATTACGCAATGGCTTGAAGGAGTAGCAGCAGAAAAAAAAGATCAAACTTTTTTTGACGAACTTTTACCATTGGTAGGTTGAAATTATGCCATTAACTGCAACTAAATTTTCTATAGAAGAACTTGAATTTCTAAGGGAAGTTTTATCTTCTTACATAGAAGAAACAAACCATTTTTATAAAGATGGCCCAGAAAGAGAAAAAAATACACGTGCGAGAATCTTGCACAATGCTTTTTTTGCTCTTGAAAATAACAATGTAACTTCTATCGAACTTTTAAAATGACTTCCACAGTTTACGAACCAAAAAGCGAGCTGATCATCATCGAGCATCTGGACGAAGGGCACGAAATCGAAATTACAAGATTTCAGATTTTGCAGCTTATGTACGTTTTATACTCTGACCATTTACAGGTCAGAGGTGGAACGCCTACGGGATTTTTTAACAAGCATCTTTCCAATAAAAGGAAATCAAAAAAATTCTGGCGTGAGTTTTTTGCTCCTTATCTTTCAGAAATTTTTCCTAGAGAAATCCCTGAAAGAATCCAAGACAAATTAACTTTAATGAAAATTGGAATTAATTAAAAAGTAAGTTAAAATAAAAGGTTCAGAAAATTTCTGAACTTTTTTTTTTCTCAAAATTTTTTTCTGAAAAAAAAAAAAAAAAAAAAAAAAAAAAATTTTGGGGTATTTTATTTTTGGAGGAAGATATTTTATTAAAATTTTTTTTTTTTATTTTTTTTTTTTTTTAATCAAGTATAAGTAGAAGTAGGATAGCCACATGAAGTCCAGAGCACGCACAAGAAAGGACAGCGACCAGAGT